CCATGAAGGTGACGTGATCACCTCCAAGGCGGTCTCCGAAGAGATCGAAAGTCGGGAAAAACTCGATGAAAAGTCGGCGAAAAGTCGGGAAAATCTCGCCGAAAAACGTAATGAAATCAGCGAAATTCGACGAAAAATACCCTCTAATACAGAAGAAAGAATACAGAATAAGATAACTGGAGAGGGTAGTGCTAAGCCTGGCATGTCGCCGGCCATCGCCGCATTCGTCAAACGCCGAGAAATGAGCAGGCGGAGGCACTGAGGCTATGAACAAGACCAAACTGGCAAAAACGAAGGTTTCGAAGCTTCCGAAAGGGGAGGCCGAGCAGGTTCGCGTTCGTCGCGATCTCGGGCATGACTTCGCGCTAAGGACCGACGAGCACGGGCGCCAGCGGCTGATGACCGGGACAGCCGAAGCGCAGCGGATCTACGACGTCAGCAATGACGGGCATATCCGCACCGGCGGCATTGCAAGGGTTCGCAACGTCGATCCGCTCAAGAGCATTGTTTCGCTGACCGACCGGCAGCGGGAAGCCGGGCGGCGCTATCGCGAGGATTTCGAGCTCGCCGCGACCGAAGGCCTGAAGACCGGCGCCTATCAGGAGCGCGTGGACGGCGGCCGCATGTCCTCAGAGATTCCGGCAAGGCTCCTCCAGAACCATTCCGAGCTTACCGCGGCGAGGAATGCGCTTGGCTATCCCGAGATCGCCCACGTTCTCGATGCGGTTTGCGGCCTCGGAATGTCGATCGCCGAGGTTGCGGGCAAGGGGAAGGTGGTCCGTGACATTCCGGCCCAGCTCCTGCGCATGGGCCTTGACCGGCTCGTCCTGCACTATGGAACGAACACAGAACATCGTGCTTGATTTGCTGACGGCAGCTATGGTAGTGATTTGCCTATGTTGGCGAGCTGCGCCAAATCACCCGCCCTTCGAGGCAGTTTTTTTGCCCTCCAACTCTCATAGAGCCGCTATCGGAGGCGGTGACGGGCAAGATCGCCGCCGCACTCCAAAAACGTCCGCGTCACCCTTGGCAATAGCTCAATTGCAGGTCTTCGACCTGTCGCTATCATAGCAGATTTCGCGCTCGGTGCTTTCAGCGTCAGAGCAATCACGTTTGCAGTCATTATATTTCCCGGCGTCACTGATAGAGCCGCAACCACTCTGACAACTAAGCTCAGAATTAGTAACGCTGCTTAGGCAGCTAGCCAGAGAATTTTGCTTGTCTCTCTCGCATTGTTGCCTTGCAGCATCGGATGCTGCGTCTGCAAACAGAGGTGTCGAAAGTAGGCAGAGCGTTAAAGAGAGCAGAAGCACTTTCATCAGCGTTTTCCTCCCTATTATCGAAACCAACCCTACCATACTTTTCGCTATGTTTCGACTATTTTTGCGAGGTATAACAAAGCGACGTCTCAAGGAGCCGCACTCAGACCGCAACGGGCAAGCGCCAGCACACCGGCCGCCCACTTGTCGAGCTTGGAGCCGACTGACGGTCCAAGGACCGCCACCAGGGCGAAGCTTTGCCTTCTCCCCAACGCGTCATTTGCCCGACTTGGATTGGTATACCTCGACAAGCTCACCAACGATGCGCACAAGGTCGGCTGTGCCTGCCGGCAGAAAGCTGGCATCGCCCCTTGCGGCAGCTATTCGGATCAGCGCCATTTGAGCTGCGGTGTTGTGCAGCGGGCGAAACGAAACCTTGCCCGCCTCGATGTCTTGGTAAGTGCGGAATGGAACCTGCATCTGAGCGGCCATTTCGGCTTGTGTTACACCGGCCATTCTGCGGTAGTCGGCAACCTGAAGCGTTGACATTGAAGGGTCTCCTGGCCTTTGCTATATTCCAGGAACCGAAGGGAGGTGCTAGCTCCCTCCGGCCCCCGGAGTTACCGGCCGATGGAGATTGCGAGTCTCCACCTGCCGATCCGGACTTGGAAGGTGAGCTTAACGCTCATGGGTGTCCTCCTAGTCCTGCCGAAGCGGGATCGCTTCGGTAATGAGACGATGCACGAAAACCGTGTATCCTGTCAACAGGAAAAGCACGAAAACCGTGTAAAAGTTCGAGGCCGCTCCGGGTCCAACCGGGCGGCCTTTTGCTTACATCAGATGGGCGATTAGCAGCAGCGCGTAAGCCACTGCGATGAGCGCGTCTTTCATGGCGACCTCCTTTCTCCATATAGGGAGCATAATCGCCCAATGGTTGCCGCCACCAATCGGCCGCCGATCTGCCCGCACGCGCTCAGACCGCAAAAGGTGCTTCGATGGCCAGAGGCCGCAAGGCCGGTTTCGTGATGTCGCACGAACACCGGGTTAAAATCCAAAACAGCAATGTCCTCAACGCGTTGATCGAGCACGCCGAGGGCAAGCGAAAGATGTCGCCGTCTCAGGTCACAGCCGGCCTTGGGCTGCTCAAGAAGGTTTTCCCCGATTTGGCATCTGTTGCGCTGACTGACGCCGAGGGAACCGGCCCGGCGCAGGTGCTGTTCAAGACGGTCTATGAGCGGCGTTGAGATCGAGCGGCGCATTCGCTGGTATCAGCGGCCGTTCCACGAATATCTCGTCAACACGCCCGCTGCCCGCGCGGTGGAGATTGCACATCGGCGCTGGGGCAAGGATGAGGTGGTGCTTAGCGCCACATGCGAGCTGGCTCATAGGCGCATAGGCTCCTACTGGCATTGCCTGCCTGAGTACAATCAGGGCCGCAAAGCCATCTGGACGGCGATCAACGGCAACACCGGCAAGCGGCGTATCGACGAGGCTTTCCCGCCTGAGATCAGGGAAAACACCAACGATACGGAAATGTTCATCCGCTTCAAATGCGGGTCGACATGGCAGGTAATCGGATCGGACCGCTATGACGCGACTGTTGGCGCTGGTCCTGTCGGCATTGCCTATTCCGAATGGGCTTTGGCTAACCCTTCTGCATGGGCATATCACCGCCCGATGCTCGAAGAAAACGGCGGCTGGGCTGCTTTCATCACCACGCCGCGCGGGCGCAATCACGCCAAGGCCATGTATGATATGGCGGTCAAAAATCCGCGCTGGTTCGCTGAGATCAGCACCGTCCACGACACGGGAGCACTATCGCCGGAGCAGATAGCCGAGAGCCTGGACGAATACGTCGCGCTCTACGGCGAGGACGTTGGCCAGGCGCAGTTCGAGCAAGAATATCTGTGCTCGTTCAACGCGGCGATCCTTGGCGCCTTCTATGCCCGCGAGATGCTGGCGGTCAGGTCCGAAGGCCGCATCACTGAAATCGAGCCGGCGCCTGGCAGGCAGGTCCATACGGCTTGGGATATCGGCGTCAGGGACGATACCTCGATCTGGTGGTTTCAGGTCGTCGGATCGCAAGTTTTCATTCTGGACTGCTACACGGCGTCAGGCGTGGGCGTCGATCACTATGCTGAGGTCTGCCACTCCAAACCTTGGCAGCGCGGCGTCGACTTCGTCCCACATGACGCCAAGGTCAAGGAATGGGGAACGGGACGGACGCGCGTCGAGACGATGCGTGAGCTTGGACTGTCACCCTTTCTGGTGCCGAACGCCTCGAAGATGGACGGCATTCAGGCGGCTCGCACGACGCTTGCGCGATGCGTCTTTCACCCGCGCACGGAAGACACCGGCATCGCGGCGCTTGAGCAATATCGGCGTGAGTGGGACGACGAGAAGAAGACGTTTCGAGCGTCCGAGGTTCACGACTGGACCAGCCACCTGGCCGATGCGTTCCGCTACCTCGCCATGGCATGGCGCTCGATCCCTGAGCGCAAGCCGGAGCCGAGGAAGGCGTTGAAGCCCGGACAGATGATGCTCCCTGGCCTGCCTGGTGAGGGCGCCGGCACGGGCGGCAAGAGGATTCGCGTATGACCGACGCCGAACTTGACGACACGATCGACGACGGCGAGCCGGTCGACCCTTCCCTCAAGCCGAAGTCGTCAAAGGCTTGGCTGAAGCTCATCACCGATCATGATCGGGCGGGCTTTGCCGATTATCAGGAACGGTGCACCAACATCCTGAAGCGCTATGCCGATCTGGCGCGCCTTGCCAGCAT